GCTTGGAGCGAATCCGGCGGTCGAAGTTGGGATTTTCCTTGGCCCATTCCAGCGGCACGCTGAAGCGGTCCCCCATGTGGCCGACTTGGTCGAGCCGCTTGGCCGTCATGTCCCAGAGGAAATTCTCCGTTAGGACCGGGTCGGCGAAGAATTCGCCGGGGTCGTCGGGGTCGTGGGACGTCGAGACGCCCGTTTTCATCACACCGAAAGAAAACATGGCCGACTGAACGCACTCGCGGATGCCGGTAACGAGGTTGATCTGGTTGGCCTGGAAGTTTTGGGCCAGCTCCAGGTCGGCAGCGCCGGGGAGCAGCTCGGGGAACGTGGTGGTGACCAGGGCCTGCAGCGAGTGGGGGCTGATCCGCTGCTGGAAGATCGAGTTGCCCAGCGCGACCATGTTGATCGGCACTTTGTCGGACGAGCCGTTTTCCCCGTAGTTGAAGCCGACAAGCTGCTTGATCATCTCGAAGTTTTGTTCGAGATACTTGCGGGATCGCTTCTCGCTCCACCGGATCGATTCGCGGAGGCGAGAGACGTCAGTGGGGGATTCGGGGTCGAACATGGGGCGGGCTCCTTCCCGTGGCGGCTACTCAGGCTGCACGACGTTGATCCATTTCGATCTCGCCGCTCGGCGGAAATGCGAGCGGAGAAAACTGAGAGCCTCTGAGTAGGTTTCTCTCTCGTCCAAACTGTGCGGCCTTCCGGCCAAGAGGGCGATGGTGAGCTGAGCAGCCTGTACCGCCTGGGTCACTTCCGGGCCGGTCAGGCCCATGCGATACGGCTCTTTGGGACAGATGGGTTCAATTTCCGGGTAAGCGCTCATGCTAGTAAGAGCACCTCCCGCCCTTGGGCATCTTCGGCGGCTTGTGCTTCGTCGTCCCGCCACCGTGCCCGGCGGCTTTGGCGACGGAAGCGGTGCGAATGTGGGCGGCGGTCTTGTTGGATTTGCTGGTTTTCATCGCGCGCTTCTGCTCAATAATAGGATTTCTGGAGCTTGCTCTTGCGGGATTGTATCCGACGATGAAGGAAACTTCCTACGGGAGCCTCTGGTTCGGCCGACTTTTGATCCTGCGGCTGGTCCTGAGCGCCGCGCCACGCAAGGGCATCCGCAATGACCATATCACCGTGATTCTCACCAGACGCATTGGGGTCCTGAGTCGCCTTCGCCCTTGCGTGCTCGATCGTCCCGTTGGGCTGCATGACGTACTGCGAAATCTCCTTCATTGCCTCTTCGCAGCGGTTCAGGAACTTGCCGCCGATCAGGGCCTTGGAGTATTCCGCCAGCAGCAGCTTCTTGGTCACCGTCCCCGAATCCCAGCCCGGTTTGTCCGTCTTTTCCCGGTTAAACTTCGTCTCGTCCTCTTTGTAAAAGACGTTGCGATAGCCCAGATCCTTCACCTGCTTGCTGAACGTCCCGCCCGGACCGTTGTTCTCCCAGATCAGAAAAGCGTCGTTGAAGAACCGGCACATGGCCAGTACGTAAACCGCGAATTCCCACGGCTCCAGGTGGGGCGTGTGGAACTGGGCCACCTTCTCGCCGGTCAGCTTGTCGATCACGGAAGCGACCGAGTTGCTCGACATTTCCCCGCCCTTGCCGGTGGAAAGATCGACGCCGATCGCGTACTTCCGCTTGGGGTCGGGAACGCGGCCCTTCTCGTCGAGCTCCAGCCAGAGTTGCACCCGGCCCTTGGCGTTCTCTTGGAAGATGGGCGTGCGGCCCTTGGGGTCGAAGGCGAATTCGCCGCGGGAAACCGGCCGGCGGACGTGCTGCTTGATCAGCTTCTCCAGTAACTTGGGATCGAACCACTGCCAGGCTGAGCCGGCGTAGTCGATGTCGAGCTCTTGGGCGATTTCCTGCTGGTTGGCCGCCCGCTCGCACTCGTTGTCGTACCAGGGGGATCGTATCTTGCCGTCGAGCACCCATTTGTAATCGGGCGGATAGTTGTAGTCGTGATCGAGCACCCGCAGCTCGAACCGGCCGGCGCCCATGTCGTCGCTTGTGTAGAGGCCGCGGCGTTTCTCCGGGTGCTGCGACCAGTGCATCCGAATGATGCGGTCGGGATAGGTCGCGGCCAGCTTGGTACGGGTGTCGTAGTACGCTCCGACGGCCCCCTGGGGCGTGCCGTTTAGGATGCGGCAGTTGGTCGCGTCGCGGGTGGCGTTGAGAATCGAGTATCCGTTTTCCACCGCCGGGAATTCGTCGAGCATAATGCCGGTGCGGCGGTCACCACGGGCAAAATCATCATTAGTGGACTCTCCGTCCACTGTAGATTGATTATCCTCGTTGTGCCGGTGGAGCTCGATGGCGTTGACGTTCGACTGCATCCAGCCTGGCAGGTTCTGCTCCAGGTAGTCAAACTTCCAAAAGAGCGTTTTGGGGTCGCCAGATTTATCGACGTACTCTTTTTTCCGGCTGCCGAGCAGGAACGACTGGCGACGAAAGAACTTCCACCGCCATTGGATCACCAGGATGCACAGCCACGTGGCGCCCATGTCGCGGGACTTCTCCACGAGCAGATCGTGCTTGCCGAAAGCCTCGTTGATGAGGAGGGACGCGGCCTCCTGGTACTCCGGCCACAGGATGAAAGGGCGGTCGGGAGCGTTGGGGTACTCTTTGGGCGAATAGGTCCAGCAATTATGAACAAGGAGCGGCTCACCATTCTCGTCAATGACAGTGAACGCCTGCCGCGGCCCGCAATTTAGGAGGTCGTAAACCTGTACCTTTCGCATTTGGGAGCAATCAATTGATCCCCACGCCTCCCCTGTTTGATTCGTTTCCGAATCGCCATCAGACTGACCCCAGCGTGTTCCGCCGCTTGGCGGGCTGACATTGGCCCCAACGAAGTCTCGAACAGAACATTGCTTCTCCGATTGTTGGCCTGCTCTGTCCTGGTAGCCCAGCGGCAATTCCCCGGCTCGTAATTGCCGTGATTGTTGATTCGCTCCAGAGTCAGTCCTGAAGGCGCTTCGCCCATATCCTCGTAGAAATTGCAGAAACTGAGCCACCGCTCGCAAACAGATATGCCACGCCCGCCATATCGATGATAAGAAGTGTTTTTTGGATTCGTGCATCGCGCGATCATCTGCATCCAGACATTGTGAATGCTCATTCCCGCCTTCCCATGCTTGATCTGCTTCTGCTTCCGATGAACTCCGCATCCGCAACTTGTCACGATGCCCCTTCGTAAGTACGTCCCATAGGCAGTCACTTCCTTGCCGCAGTCGCACCGGCACTTCCACATCGCCTTTCCGAAAGAGATTCCATCTCTCTCGATAACCGTAAGGCAGCCGCACCTCTTCCCGCTCATGTCGATTGCAAGCATCTTGCCACCCATTTTTTGTCCAAACCTTGTGGTCAGGTGTAACGTGAATTCCATACTCAAAAATGACGTGCCGGATTCCGCGATTAGCAAGGCCGTCGTGGCTTACCCAGCATTCTCCATCCCAAACTAAATCCGATGTCAAAACGCGCTCAATTGGTACTGGCCCGCGATCAGTAATAACGAGCGTTCCAGCCGCCAAGCAGAACGTGTCGCAGTACCAGACCAGATCGCGAGAGGCGCGAATCCAACACTCCTCTTGGAACTTCGGATCGCCGGCAGCGCGTTGAAGGAGGGCCCTTCGGTAGCGGGCGTTGGCGATCGGGTCTTTGGGTGCTGGTTGCATCAGAAAGGAAACACCCAGATCTTCCGTGGTTTGCCATACGGCGAATCTAATGGCGGAGGAATAGTCCAAACGGTCGTAGTGTCCGGGTAGAGTAAGATAAAGCGGTGGCGAGGGTAGCGAAGAAACGACAACTCACAGGAGGTGAATCGCATCAAGATCAAATTCACAACTCGGCAGGTAATCGCTCGCATCATGCCGCCTCCTCAAGTGACGCCTCAAAATCCTCCAGCATCGAGAAAATCTCCCGCCCGTCGTCGCTGAACCGCTCCGCCGCGTCCAATTCCCCCTTGCTCGGAAGCAGCTTGCTGGCGAACCCCATCAGGAAATCCTTGTAGTTGTTCTCGCTGCTCTGCACGAACTTGAGCAGGCGGATGGCCCCAGTCCCCGGCACTTCGGTCGGATCGATCGCCTCGGGCGGGGTGAGGGCGTTGGCGAACACCCACATGGCAATCTCCCGCATATTGGCCCGCTTCTTCGGGTCAACCGCTTGCGCGAGTGATCGCCAGGCGCCGGTGAGTTCGGCTACGGCCCGAGCGACGCCGTGGGCATAGGTGGTCTTGGGCTTGGGCGGGTGAACAGCCATGGGGTCGTCGGCCCCGGGCTGCCCGGGAATGTCGTGTAGTTCCCCATGGGTTTGTGGTGCGGAATCCTCAAAAACACTGGGATTTGTGCCCGGGAGTTTTTCGGTTGCCATGGCGATCACCTTCTCCCCCAGCCCCGTTGTGTCGTATTCCAGCGGGCTTCCATCCAGCGGCGGGAACTGCAGCCCCGCGATCTTCCACGCCAGCCGATCCGGCACACCTTCGGCCTTGAGTTGTTCGCGGATGATAATGAACTCATCCGCCCGCCGCTCGTTGTATAGCCGCGTGTTGAAGCGGGATTTCGCGGTGCGGGCGTCGAAGTCGGGGATGGGAGTGGGCATGTCAATCCTCTGGGCCGATCGTCATTCTAAACGCCCGCCGCTCAATCCCCGCCGTCATCCTCGCAATCGCTGCTGGGTGCCCGACCAGTGTTTCGCCGGCAACCAAGTAGCAATTCATGTTCGGCGTGCGGATGATCTTCGTCGCGTGCCACTTCCGCCAAAGCTGCCGACGATTGGTGCATGGCCGCTTGCGGATGGTCGTCACCACCATATCCGGCAGTTCCATAACACGAATGCCAAGCATGGTATTCGGCTTGTGCCATTCGAGGTCGCCGCGAACTTCGTCCATGACGGCCTTGGCTTTTCTCATCGCCGCCATCATGTCGGCCGCGGTGAGGCTGGGCGTGGTTGTGTAATTGCCGAAGGTGGTGGCGCTCCTGCTCACTGCGGTGGAAACTCCTTGAGCGCCGCGTAAAACGCATCATCCAGCTACATCCTGCCGCCGCTCCGAGGCCTGAACCACGACTTCCGCGCCAGGAACGCTTCGTACCGGCCGTCACGTTTCAGCCGGCGGCAGGCGAGGTATTTGGGCTCGCGGGATTCTTCGGTGGCTGGCTCCGGCTTACTCGGTCTCGCCT